TATTTTTTATTTGATGGAGGCGAATATGAAGACGGCGACATTTGCATACCAGCGGTTAATGAGAATCCAAATTATTATTTTTATTCTGGAGATGGAGAAACTGCTTTAGTTCCAATCCAGAATTTTTAAAATATAGCATTGAACTAATTAAGAAAAGGTTTGAACACTATATAATCTGGCTGATTGTCTTTCTCTTTAAATTTATTTCTAAAGAGAATGACAGGCTGAGTTATTTTGACTCCGTTAAAGTCTTCAACGGTTATCTTACCAGATAAGTATTTACCTTTGCTTCCCTCTTTAAGCCAGAGGCTCCCTATGTTGTGCTTTTGCCACTGATTGTGCGTTGTAGGTCGCTCTGAGGAGTTCGATGAAGTCTGATTTTGCATTGTGTGGAAGCTTACTATAATCTCTCTTAGCTCTTCTATAAACCCTTTTGCTAAAAGGGCTTTCGGACGGCATAATGATTTCGCGAAGTTTTTTAGTGATAATTTTTCTCATAATTTTTTAATAAAAGTTTCTGAATCTTTTTGAAAACCCATTTTTTGATAAACCTTTTTAAGCCTTTCAGAAGTTGGGTAATTCTCGACACAAGATACGCTTGCATATTTCATACCCTTTCTTTTAGCAAAAGATAAAGCGGTCTTGAAAAGAGAAAATGATTTTTTAGGATTATTGGAAAGCCAAAAATATTCAGTAAATATCTTTTCTCCAAAAGTTGGATGCATATATTCAAGAAACATAATTAAACCTCTTGCTTTACCATCCTCTAAATTAGCCCACACATGCATTGTATTGTTAAGCAATGCAGTGTGACCCCAACTATCTATCATGGTTTGCTTAGATATTGATAAATATCTGTGACCATAGATTTTATTCTCTTCTCTATAATGAAGTTCCAAATCATTACAGATATTAGAGAACTCTTCTGGATTGACTATTTTTTTAATTGACATGCAATTGTCAGAAGCTTTCTGCATTCCTTGACTGGCACATCAGAATAGTCGTTCCAATTAGCGGCTTCTTCATTTTTATAAGAGCCGTCTTTCCAGAAGACTCTCAACGCTTCTTTGAATTGTCCAAAGTCTGCGCATTTAAGAGAGTCTTTCGCGGTTCTGCGAAGAACTTCTTGTGGAGTGAGAGTTTGAACGATTTCGCCGCTTTCTTCGTAAGCGACTTTATTTTTTGACTTATCAATTTCATCATCTCCAACAATATGAATATTGAGAAAATTACGAACGGCGCGAACAAATGCTCTATTCTCAGCAATAGGCTCCAAGAACTTAATTCCAAAACCAGAACAGTTATCTAGAGTCGCGTTAGCTGTGCTAGAAAATGTTACAGCTTGACCGCTTGTTTCATAATTAGGAATCCAATTAATTTGACAAACTGCGGTTGCATAATTGTGGTCTAATGTTTTGAGAGTATAGTTTACAGAAGTGAATCCTCTTAAGCGAGCTAGCTCTTTAATTCCAGCTAGCTTCATCAAGAGTTGATTGTCAGCAAGACCCTCAACGCTTTCTGGCATTGGAAGTTTGCGAGAGTCGAACCATTCTCTATTTGGATAGAGATGCTCTGGTTTGATCATAGCCCTCCAATTAACAGAGCCGTCTTCGTTGAATTTATATTCGACTCCTTCTAAGAGTCCAAATTCGTTTCTTTTGTAATTAGCATGATTCATAGATATAGTAGTGTTCCAAGTCTTTCCAGAACGCACTAGTATCAATCACATCAGATACTTTGTCAAGGAAAACTTTATCCTCATCAGCGTGCGCTTTTGATGAGTAACGTTTACCTGCTGATAAAATATCTTTTCGAGTCAAAAATTTAAGATTTGGAGTGTTTCTAATACTCTCAACCGTTTCCTCACTAATTTGCTTCTCTAGAACAATTGGAGTATCAAAATATTTTAATCTAATCTTCGCTATGTCTTGAGTATTGCTGCTGACGCATTGTAATGGAATGCCCGTGTTCTTTACTTGATCAAGATACTCTTCAGAAAAGCTATCTTCAGAATTCACAAAAAGAACCAAGCTTTTAATATTATGCTTGAATGATTTAAGAAGATTGATATTAATTTCTCGTTCTGAATAAATATTAGATTGATATTGATTGCACCATTGAGCGACAACGTTTTCGTCGAAATGATAATCTGCCCTAATATTAATAATTCTTTTCTTTAGTTCGTCAGATTCTCCAAAGAAATTTGGAACAACTTCTACAGTAGCTTTATTGTAATCTTCTCCAATGAAAAGAGTTTTAATAGACGAAGTATATGGTACATTTAAAAGCTCAAAAACATTTTTTACAATTTCTTCTGGCTTAATTGTATGAATTGATTTTGGACTCTCTTGGTATGAGAAGCAAGGTTTTTTGCCTTTAAGATCAGACTGCATTATTCTCACCTTTTCATTACTGCTCCAATATGGATAAGCATTTTGAGCAAAGATGTGGCTATACAAGGCAACGATAGGGATATCGTAAGTGCTAGCTAAATGAATTGGAAAACTGTCGATTCCCAAATGTAAACTAGCGTTTTTAATAATAAACGCGCTCTGCTTTCTGCTAAAGCCAAGATACTGCTTATCTACATTACTCAAAGGAGGATCTTGATCTCCGCCGATTTGATAAATTTTGTAACCGTTATTGTTCAACGTTGCTTTCATCAAGTCTATGACTTCAGGAAAGAACTCGTAGTATTTAGAATCAATTTTATTGTCAACGTGAACCGTGATATACTTCTCATCAACAATAGGTATATAGTGTGGATTAAAGATTGGTTTGCCAATTTTTACCCCTAAATTTTTAGCGTATTCTTCAACTAGATGTCCCATAAATTTTAAACGAATTGAAATTGAGTCTTATCTTTTCCGTTATGCTGATATGTAAAATGCCTTTGTGTCGTGACAAAAGGTAAGAAAGCTAAATCAAAGTATCCTTTGTGAGATCCTTGGCCCTCTAAAAAAAATAGATTGTCAAAAACAGGTGAGTATGGAATCATTTTATGCACCGCTGGGTGATCATCAACCAATTCAAAAAATTGATGTTGAGTAACAAAATAAATATTATGCTCAGGATACAGTTCTTTTAGGTTATTCAATAAAGAATTAACCATTAAAATATCACCAGCAGATTGAGGTATCACAACCGCGATTCTTCGACCTTCATCGTCTTTATCCAAGACTTCAGAAATATCAATAATCTTCTGTTCCACTTTTGAGGCAACGCCGCGAAAATGATTGAGAACTTGTTCTCTGTTCAAGTCTGACTTGAGCCTATCGCACCAATGTAAACATCCTTGACTATTATGGTCAATTTTCTCTCCCAAAATATTTTCATAAATATGAACAATCCAATCAGCATCTTTTTCAATAACTGGAACCTCATAGTGAGGATTCTTTTGTTTCTGAGAGAGATCCCAATTCTCTACTAAAGGAGCGTCATCAAAGATTTTTTGTAGTCTTTCACAGATAATTTCTACTGAGCAGTTATCAAGAACATACTGTCGAGCTTTCTTACCCCATTCCTGACGTTTCTCAGGCTTCATATTGAATACCTTTGTCAATTGCTTGCTGATACTTAAAGGGTTCGTAGAAGCCTTAATAAACTGAGTGCCTGGTTCTCTATATTCTGACCAGTTTAAATCTAATCCGCCACTCTCTTCGGTGCAGTAATCTTCACCACACGAATAGTTAGTAACTAATGTAATTAATTCGGCCAATTTAGCTTCTTGAACTGGAATCTCTTGACCACCGCTAGTGAATGGATGACAGTAAACATCCATCAAGTTATAGATTTCGTTCAACTGTTTTTCGTTTACGCCGTTAACAATATTAGTAGTGCTCAGAGATTTTTCCGCCCCACAATGATTGCATTTTAATTCTTGGCCAGAGAATGGTCTAATTTCATACTGTTTACAATTTTTACAGAAGTATGTTGTGAGCACATCTTCACTGTTGATATTTTTCTCTCTCAGCAAGCGTGGAATATCCCAACCCTCTCCCCAATGAGTATGAAGTAAAAGTTTAGCTTTGGCTTCTGGATTTTTTCTTTTAAATTCTACATATCCATCTAATAGATTTGGAACACTTTTGCGCAATTGATTTCTGAACACAAATCCAATAATAAAATTATTAGATAGTCCAAATTTATTACGCAAATTTTTCTTTTCTAAATCTTCTAATTTATAGAATTGATTAGTATCTAATGTTCCATGTAAAGTTTTAACATGATTGTAGCCTAGTTCTTGGAAAGCGCGTTCTGCGAAAGAGGCCCAAACATAATAGTTGTCGATCTTCGGCGCTGCGTCAACAGCGTCAGGAAGTAAAGGAAGTGAGTCTAGAGTGGTCCACACCATTGAGGTGATATGATTCCACCAAGGCTTGTCCCAAAAGCCGTTAAAGGCCCAAATGTCTTCGATGCCAAGATACACATCTGGCTTTAGTTCTTGAACAGCTTTATCAACTCCAAAAGCTCCGTAAGATGCTGCTCGTTCTGCTCCGCCATCTCCTTTGATTTGCGCCATTTTATTTTGATCAGCCATCGAGCCATAACATGCCCAAGGTTGATTCTTGCATTCGGAAGCGTCCCATGCTAATCCGTTAGCGAATTCAATCAATTCATACTTGCCAGTATTGTAAAGATACTTTAAAATATTTTTACTGTTTTTCCCGAAACCAGTAAATAGCCTAGAAAAGTTTGTATGAATTAAGATTCGCTTTTTTCTCATATTACTCTGTTGGTTGTTGCGCGGACTTTGATTCGAAAATTTTAACTAAGCAATTCTCCAAAAATACCCTGAGAGTTTCAGCTTCTGAGAGTTCAACTCCCATGCCGAATTTTTGATTACCGTTACGGGAAATGCTAAATGAGAATGCATCAGTATTATCTTTCTTCTTGTATTTCGTCCAAGAGATTTGAGTCTTGTTTTCTTCGAATGAATGAAAAGCTTTCCATTCTCCGTAAACGCGAATAGCGTGAATGATTCCTCCGATTTCAATTTCATTCAATTTAATAGCAATAGTCTTTTCTGGATTTTTGCGATTCTCAGAAAATGAGCCATTCTTTGTCTGGTCATTCCAAGAATATTGCTGAATGCCATTAATATATAGGGTTGGTAGACCCTTTGTGGAAAGCTGAAAGGAAAAGGCGCAACCAGTGCTTTTGCTATTAGGTTTGTAGAAGGCTAAATTCATATATGATAGTAATTCTCGTCAAAAATAAATCTATATGTTTTTAACTAAAAGTGTATGCAAACAGCTTTATATCTTCTTGATATAGTTCGCCAACAAGATCAATCAATTCTTGAGAATACTGGTCTTTATATAAAGAATTTTTTCTTCCTTTTTTCCTCGCCCTATCATTGCACTTTATTAAATCTTGTTTTTGTACTCCCACCTTTTCTTGAACGACTTGCCAATCATTTGATAAATTTTCAAATCTTCCTATAAAATCAATACATATTTGACCATCAATTTTCATTAATAAATTCATTGGCATAAAATGAATTCTATAAAGATCCTTGGGTAAACCAATGTTTATATTGTCAGACCAAGAGAGATGTTGTGGATAAAAATTTCTTTTATTTTTATAAAGTAAATTTATAAAAATTTCAAAAGAAGGAGCTACACTCCACACTTCAGGACAATCTTCATACGCCGATAATATCCTCTCCCAAGGGTTTCTGACAAAGCACCATTTATAGTAGTCAAGAAAATTTTCAGTATTTCGAAAATCAAAGATGCTTTGATGACCAGATCCGCCATTCCAATAGACAGACTCTATTGAACTTCCAGCGGTTTTAGGTATATGTATAAATATTGAATTTAAATCTTTATTGATACTGCTCACAGTATTTTTTGAATTTTTCAGTTTTAATAGTGAAAGGCATTTTGTAAATTTCTTGATCAATATCTAAATTGCTTTGAATTAATTCAATATGCTTTTTGTATATTTCTTGTGTATCACAAATTCCATCTAGAGGTCTTTTTGCAAAATCTTTAGTGTTTTCTTTATGGTATTGAAAATTATCTGGTCTGTCTATAGATCCACTTTGCTTATGCCCTGCAACCTCACCCTTATCCGACCAATTAAAGCAGTATGAAGGCACGATATTTTTTTCCATGTGAAACTTTTTTTCTTTTTGGAAAATATCCATCCAATAAAGATGCTCTCCGCCTCCTTGGTGAGGTAAAAATCCAACAGACTTTAATTTTTCTAAATCAACCAAAATACTAGCTTCCATATTATTGTAAGCTAATTCAATCTGTCCATTTGGCCTCCAATACATACTGATGAAAGGTTTCCAGGACCAGATCTCTGGATTTTCTAAAAATCCATCGACACACTGTCTAATGTGCCAAGGCAAAAAAACATCATCGTCATCCCAACAAATATAATGAGTTCCTTGGGCATGAGTTAAACTATCCCTTCTGATATCTCCAATATTTTTATAATCTTCTCCTGTTTGTAGGTCTGTATTATTATTTACGACCCTAATGTTTTTATCCAATAGATCTTCAGATAAAGTCATCGGATATTCAGTGTCAGTATTATAAATAATTAGTTCTTTTTCAACATCACAATCTTGATTTAGGAAAAATCTAATGGAGCGATTTACACATGTAAACCTTCTATAAGTGTTCATTATACAGGATATTTTCATAAGGATTCTTTTGCTTGTTTTAAAATTTCGAAGATTTTATTTTCTGGTATTGATTTTTTAAAGTTTTCTATAATAGAAAGGATAAACGGATGACTCTCATCATTGTATAACTCTAGCCATCCTACAAAATAGTTATAAATTCTATCATGTATTGATCTAGGATAAAAGATTCCATTAGGTCTTGCGAATCTATGGAACCATCCGAAACTTGGCAAGCAAAGACATTTTCTACCGTTTATGCGGTACTTTTCTTGTATGTACATTTCTTCTCCACCAAAGCTTTTAAATTTTTCATTAAAGCCTAACCATTCAGAAGTTTTACAAGCAAAAAGACCTAAGCCCATCATTTTGATTTCAAAAGGCTCCGCCTTTAGATAGCTTTCTTTATCGCATTGCCAATAGCCGTAAAAATCATTTAACCAAACTTCTCTCATGTGTGTCGAAAGATTAACATGATCGTCATTCCATAATGGGCCTTGAATTAAATCTTTACTATCAGGATTTTCTTCAAAAAATTTTAACAGATCTCTGATTGCATTTTCTTTAAAGATAACGTGACAATCCATGCATATAGTATATTCACCTTTAGCATTTCGAAAAATCTCATTTCTAATTGATGTTCCTGTTTTATTCTCAAAAGGCATGTACCTACATTTAGATAGTTGAGCAAATTTACGAACCTCTTCTCCATGTTTACTTTTTGGATTATTATCTATAATTAAAATTTCAACTTTATCTCTTAAATCTTTTAAATGATATTCTATCAATGTTTGAACAGAGAAATACACTCCGTCAAAATCATCGTATGTGGCCATGCCAATAGTTAATAACTTTTCGCTCATTTTTAAAATTATTCTAAAGTAAAATGACAATACATATTCGCATAGTAATTTCCGTTAAAAGGGGTTTCTCTACCATGAAGACATAATGCTGATTCATAATAAACGCATTCTCCAGGTTCAATTATTACTTGATTTTTTTCTCCATAATGATCAATAATATCAAACAACCAAGGTTCACCATCTAAATCAACACTCATATTCACACTGATATGATGAGTCTCTTTTCTGTCGGTATGCATTTTTAATGTAGCGCCATGCTTGTAAAAACGTATCCCATACACAATGCCTTTTGGATTAATTTTTGCTCCAGACCAATCTGAAAGAGCTTGGTACATTTCTTCAAGTACTAGCTTCCCAATTTCAGGAAACCTGTTTAACGATAAAAAATCAGTAGCAAATTCATGACTCTCTGATTTTATCCAATCTTTTAAACCTGAATTTTTAGTATCAGAATACTCCAACTCTCTTTCGTGTTTATGATTCTTTAAAGCTTCTTGAATTAAAGACCATGAACGTTCAGGAATCTTGGCTTTTAAAAAACCTTTTTCTGTAAACTTTTGGATATTCATTTTGAATTATAGTCTACTTTTACGGCTTTATTTTCAAAACCTTTGCCCATTTCATCAAAATGTTTAGCGCCTTTTCTCTTTTTAGAATAATCATCTAGATAATTCTTTTTAACTGGATCAACTCCTCCAGCTTGAGCGGCTCTACGCGAACTCATTTCAGCACTGTAATCTAGCATATCTCCAACAGAACCCTTTTTAGATGCAGTCCTTTCAACAAATTTTTGAGAACTGAATTCATCGGTTCTAGTGTCGATACTAGCATTAGGAGAGTAGTATACTCGATCCCATTTAAAACCTGTCGAGTCAATAAATTCATGAACATCATTCATACCTTGAAAGATGTCAACCTGTTCTTCTGTTTCAGGATTACGATAAGTGTAAAGTGGCATAACGATACTAAAGAAAAAGACGGGTTTTTCAACCCGTCTTTTTTAAGAATTTATTTTGGTAATTTCGGCAGAGAAATCCATCTTTTTAATGATTTATCATCTTCCATTTCCATTTCAAAATAAAAGTTATTTTTTCCATTATCCATTGGACAGCATTGAAGCATCATAGTACACCAACTCTCTCCATACTCATCCCAAACAGCAAGGGATAACCAAGGCCAACCAAAATCCCCAAGAATTTGAGTTCCGTCTCTCGGAGCTTTATCTGGATCAAACCAAGAGTCGGATGTTGAAAGTACTTTCATATTTACCTTACTTTGCTTAGGATCTGTTCAAGAGTCTTCTCGTATGTCAAGTCCTTGCCAAGAGCAAAACCTTTCTCATTAGAAGTTCCAACAAGCTTTTCGGCTTTTTCAAAAGCTTCAATCGCTTGATCTTCAGTCCAATCAAAGAATTCACCTTGATTGAATAACTGACCCTTAGAAAAGAATACCCCATCAACTGCTGGGATTGTTCCGCTAGGTTCAATCAAAACAGAATTTTCTGAAGTCGCCCAATCTTTGTGAGACGTTGCGTTTAAAACAACAGACCACTTACCAAGACATGTTGCGTTAAAGCTGGGAAGGTTCCAGCCCTCTGCTCCCGAAAGTCCTGTCAAATCAATATCAATTGCGTTGATAAAGTCATTGACTTCCTCATTACTTTTTAAGTAAGGTAAGAAATTAATATTATTATATTGCTTTCCTTCCAATACATTGCCAAGAATGTTTTTCATCTGATCCTCTTTAAAGAAAGGATTAGTGACACAACAACTCAAAAGATACTTTGGATTATTGCCATACTTCTTTAACCAAGTTTTAATGATTTTACCTGTATGTTTGCGGTGTTCGAATTTACCCATCAAACCAAAATGGATTCGATTCTGTAGATACTTCTTACCTGTTAACTTAAAGTCTTCATCAAAACCTAGCGTGAAAAGTTCCGTATTATCGCAACCAGCTTCTCGAAACTTATTTAAAGAATACTGAGAAGAAAAGAATGTTTTAGTCTGTAGACTAGTCAATGTCTTTTCAAAATCAGTAGGCTCAGAACACTCATAGAATGTAACGAGATGCTGATCGCGAGTCTTACGATTATCGCTTCCATTTAAGTGCCATAGCTTAATAGAAGGAATATCTTTCTTGAGAAATTTAAACCTTTGGTCAATGCTATTTTGCAACCAAGATGCGAATTCTGGATTCAACTTAAATGCAGAAGCGTCGATATTATTCCCTGTCGGGAACAGTCCAACTTCATAACCTTTCTTCCACATTTCGCGGAGAAGATTAATTGCTACATTTCCAAACGATAGGGAGTTAACTGGAGCTTCTACTAAGAACATAAATTAAAATGGAATATCGTCGTCAGCACCTACTGGGCTAGAATCTTGAGAGTTAGTTTTTGATGTCTTCTGCGGTGCTGGAGATTCTTGTTCTTCAGTTTCAGAACCTTCTTTATTTGTCTTTTCGAAACGAGGAAGGAAGTTGACTCGATCAGCAGTAATGAAAATCTTGCTAACCTTTACCTTGTCCTTGTTTTCATAGTTATCAACCTGCAAGCGACCATCTACAGCGATATTAGAACCCTTCTTGAGGACTCGTCCACAAGTCTCTCCTTGCTTATCCCATACATCTACATTGATATATAGAGTATCCCTATTTTTTTCATTATAGGCCATACGAAGAGATGTGATTGTCTTGCCAGTATTAGTTTGGCGAACTTCTGGATCAGCGACCAGATAACCTGCGAGGATTACTTTGTTAATCATATTTAAAATGTTTCTTTGTTTCTTTAATGAATCTTTTGTGAATGTTAATACAACCTTGTATTGACAAGTTTAATACCTTAGCTATTTGTTTCCAAGGTGTCAACTTATATCTTGCTCCATCTTTATAACGCATTTGAACTATTTTTCTTACGCGATGGTCTTCACTTTTTTCCGCTAAATCAAAAATCATTTTCAAAATTTCATCGTCGCAAAAATCTTTAATTTTATCCTTATCAAATAAAGATTCAGACTGCGAACTAATATCGCAGTACTCGTACCTTTTGGATTGATTATAAATATTCAAACATTTCCATCTGATACTGTTACCAAGATAGGTGCTAAATTTTATTTCTTTATTTGGATCAAATTCTAAAGCCGCTTGATAAATGGCATAATCTTTCTCATCAATAATATCGTTTTTATTTACATTAGCTTTTTCAGAGATTGTCTGATTAACTATTTGTAAATAAATTCCAGAGTGTCTGGATATTAATTCTTTTAAACAAGACTCATCCTTGTCTATTTTGATTTTTTCGATAAGGGATAAGTCGTCCGCCATTTATTAATGTCCTCCATATTAAAGCACGCCTCAAAAAAGGCGAAACAATAATCGGTTAAATTTTCTTTATGATCTTCTCCAAAAGTGTCCCATGTAAAACAGACAGACGCTTTCTTTTGCAATAAAGGGTCGTTCATACTCTCCTCGCTATTAGCTGGTAGAATGTATCCATCTCCATTAGCGCGAGTAATATGAATCAATAAACCACCTTGATCGAGAATCCACTGAGCCTCATTGTTATAACGAATATCGGAGACAATAGAAATCGTATCGTCTTTTAGATTTTCAGTTAATTTTTCAATCCAGCAGTTAGGATTTAATTCGCGGCGAAGATGAGTACCGTAGCTGACAAGAAATGGCCGAATGATTTTCTTTTCGTCGTCATCCTGCGTAAAAGAATTAATCCCAATATTTTTAAACAAAAAAGACTTGACTTCTTTTTTAAGTTCATCGGCCAAAGCATAGCGTTTAGCTTTGATTCCGCACTTTTTAAAGATTTCTACAAATCCATTTGCTAGAGTATCTTTGCCGCTTCTTGCGACTCCTGAAATTCCAATAATCATAATTAAAATTGTTTATTGCCATGCTTGTATGCACGGGTTTTATTCATTTCGTTTTTTGCTACAATAGCTTCCGCTAATCTCCACCCACGCGCTTGAGCCATATCGATACAGCGAATAATCACATCAGCTAGTTCAGCTTCTGCTCCGCTAAATTCTGGAATTTTATCATCAGGAGGATTACCGTGTCGTAGAGCTTCTAAAGCCTCAGAAGCTTCAGAATGAATCAAGGCAATAAGTTCGCCGTTGTTCCTTTCTTCATCCCACCAACCTTTGCTGCAAGCAACATGATGCATCTCAAGGGCTAAATCGTTAAAACTGGATATAAATTGATCGTTCATTATTTATTAGATTGAATAAGTTCTTTAGCCATGTCATGAAATCCTGCGTCAGCTAAAACCGTAGGCGAATAGATATACGAACAAGAATCGTCGTTTTTATTTATTTCTTGGCAAGAAATCATCATACCTATATTAAAATGATTATCTTTCTTACAAGCACGGTTGACTGCTTCGGAAACAGCCAAAGCTGCTGCCTCAGATTCGTCTTCTGCGTTGATTACAGTGAGCCAATCTGCACTTTGGCAGATGAACAGTTTTTTAAGGTTACTCTTTGAGATTATCATAAAAGGAAAAAGCTTCGAAGAAGCTATTTATGCGAAAGGAAATTTAAAGAAATTAGCATAAATTATTCTTAGCAATTTAGCGTTCGGATTTCAATAACGTTAGGGGTACGAGGGGCAGAACCCACTTCTTGCTTAGATTTCCCAGGAAAATCAAAAATTGTTGTTTAGAAAAGAATTACTGATATAAAGGTTATTATCGTTGACATTGAAAAACAGATGTGTAATATAGTCGCCCTTATGAGTAAAAACCATTCCATCTTCGAAGAACAGATTTCTAGAAAACCTAATAGGTATCCTTGGACAGAACAGTTTATTGAAGCCATGCACAATGGTTTCTGGACAGACAAGGAATTTAATTTTAAATCTGACGTTCAACAATTTAAAGTATCGCTTACAGATCAAGAGAGAGAAATTATTGTTCGAACTCTATCAGCTATAGGACAAATTGAAGTTGCTGTTAAAACGTTTTGGGCTAAACTAGGAGAAAATTTGCCACACCCATCTCTGCAAGATTTAGGTTATGTAATGGCAAATGTAGAAGTCATTCATAATTCTGCTTACGAACGTCTCTTAAAAGTATTGGAGTTAGAGGATATTTTCGAAGAGAATCTTAAATTAGACTTTATTCAAGGCCGTGTAAAATATTTGCGCAAATATACTCACAGATTCTATAAAGATTCTAAGAAACAATATTTGTATGCTTTAATTCTTTTCACACTCTTTGTTGAAAATGCAAGTTTGTTTAGTCAGTTCTATGTTATTAATTGGTTCGCTCGTTTTAAAAACGTTTTAAAAGACACTGACCAACAGGTTAAATATACTCGTAATGAAGAGAATATCCATGGTCTTATCGGAATCAAAATTATCAACACAATTCGCGAGGAACATCCTGAATTGTTTGACGAAGAATTGGAAGAAAGAATCGCTAACGAAGCTCAGGAAGCTTACAAGGCAGAAAGCAAAATCATTGATTGGATGATCAACGATATGAATGAAGAAGGTTTATCTGATTTAGTTCTAAAAGAGTTCATCAAGAATCGTATTAACTCGTCCCTTGAACAAATTGGTTTCAAAAAGGCATTTGAGATAGATTCGGAGATTATTAAAACTACCCGCTGGTTCGACGAAGAATTGCACGGTAATAATATGACTGATTTTTTCCACAGCCGCCCAACGGAGTATGCTAAGAAGAACAAGAGTTTTGACGAAGACGATTTATTTTAATTAATTAAAACCTATGAAACAAAAATATTACTGGCTCAATAAAGATAGTCGCAAATTCTTATCAAGAGGTTATCTTGATGAGGGTGAGACAGCGGAACAAAGAGTCAAAAATATTGCTAATACAGCAGAGAAATTTCTCAACATTCAAGGTTTTGCAGAAAAATTTGAAGATTATATGTCGAGAGGTTGGTATAGCTTATCATCTCCGATTTGGAGTAATTTTGGAAGAGATAGAGGTCTTCCAATTTCTTGCTTCGGTTCATATATCGCTGATCGTTTGGACGAGATTGCTGGCACTAAGATTGCTGAAGTTTCCATGATGACTAAGACTGGTGGCGGAACTTCAGCTTATTTTGGAGCTTTAAGAGGTCGTGGCGCTCCTATTGCCAGCGGTGGAGAAAGCACTGGAAGCGTTCACTTCATGGAGCTTTACGAGAAGCTTATGAATATTGTTTCTCAAGGCAATGTGCGTAGAGGAAGCTTCGCAGCTTATCTTCCTATTGATCATCCTGATATTGAAGAGTTTTTATCTATTAGAGATTCTGGACACTTTATTCAAGAGATGAGTATTGGTGTTTGCGTCAGCGATGATTTCATGAAAAAGATTATTGATGGCGATAAAGATGCTAGAAAAATCTGGGGCAAAGTGATCAAAAAAAGATTTGAAACAGGTTATCCCTACGTCTTCTTCTCTGACAACGCCAACAATCAAGCCCCTCAAGTCTATAAAGATAAGGGTTTAAAAATCAATAATTCAAACTTATGTTCGGAGATTATGCTTTCGAACAGCGAAGACGAAAGCTTTGTGTGCGACTTATCTTCCATGAATCTACTCCATTACGAAGAGTGGAAAGATACTGACGCTGTTGAAGTTCTTGTTTATTTCTTGGACGCAGTAATGAGCGAGTTTATCAGCAAAACTGAAAACATGAAATTCATGGATGCTCCTAGAAATTTCGCAATCAATCAAAGAGCATTGGGGGTTGGAGTTTTAGGCTGGCACTCTATCCTGCAAGAGAAGATGATTCCGTTTGAGAGCTTTCAAGCAAAGATGCTTAACAATCAAATCTGGCATAGCATCCGTAGTCGTGCAGATAAAGCAAGCCAAGAGTTAGCTTCTATCTTTGGCGAACCGCCACTTCTTAAAGGATATGGTCGTCGCAATACAACAACCTTAGCAGTTGCTCCAACAACTAGCTCTAGCTTTATCCTTGGTCAAGTATCGCCTTCTATCGAACCGCTAAACAGCAACTACTTTGTTAAGAATTTAGCAAAAGGAAAGTTCACTTACAAAAATCCACATCTAGAAAACCTTCTGGAAACAAAGGATAAAAATACAGATGAAATTTGGAACAATATTCTTTTAAAAGGAGGAAGCGTGCAACATCTTGATTTCTTATCAACAGAAGAGAAAGATGTGTTTAAGACATTTGGAGAAATCTCTCAAAAAGAAATTATCATTCAAGCCGCTGCTCGTCAAAGGTATATTGATCAAGGTCAGTCTTTAAATATTATGATTCCCCCAGACACTTCTCCAAAAGACGTTAATCAATTAATGATTTTTGCTTGGGAGAACGGAATCAAATCGTTATACTATCAAAGAAGCGCAAATCCTAGTCAAGAGCTAGCTAGAAATATTCTCGCATGTTCTAGCTGTGAAGCTTAATAATTTTTAATATAAAGTTAATTTTTAAGTGTAAAAATATATTATGGAAGTAGATTTCTCTCAACAAATTACAGAAGCCAAAAATCGTTCTGGCGCAAAGAGTTCCTCACAAACTCCAGCAAAACCAGACGAGCGTAAAAAGGGATCTAAAATTAATGAGCCAGGCTCTGCTGGGACCACTCCAGATTCCAAAGAGAGAGCAAAAGAAAATCTTGAAAAAGAAGATGAAAAAGAAATCGTAAAAGCTGAAATAACTTTTAACGATAGAATAATCACTTCATTAAAGAAAAAAGCTGAAGAGCATAATTCTAAACACAGTAAAAAAGTAAGTGTCTCTCAATTGAAGAAAGTATATCGTCGCGGTCTTGGAGCTTTTAGTTCAAGTCATCGCCCTGGAAAAAGCCGTCAACAATGGGCAATGGCGCGTGTTAATACATTTCTTAAAATGATGAGAGGCGATAAGGTTAAAGATTCTTATCGAGCCGCTGATGGAGATATTGCTAGAGGTGCAGAAGCTTTCGATCATGATCAAAGTTATTGCGATTTTGAAGAAATTGAATGGCAGTTAGCTCACATTAATTTAATTGAAGCTGGAGTATCAGAAGACGAGATGAATATATTCAACGAAGATGTTGACTATACCGAAGCCGAGAAAAAAACTTTAAATAAACCTTTTCGTTTACCTTCTGGCTCAAACAAGAAGTTTGGCGTTTATGTCAAGAATGATAAAGGTAATACTGTGATGGTTAAGTTTGGTGATCCTAATATGGAAATCAAGCGAGACGATCCTGAGCGCCGTAAGAATTTTCGCGCCCGTCATCAGTGCGATACAAATGTTGGCCCTAAATATAAAGCCCGTTATTGGTCTTGCCGCTTTTGGAGCAAAAGCCCTGTTTCAAAAATGACAGCAGAAGAATTAGATAAACTAGATCCAATCGAAGCATTCTACATTAAACAAGAAGAAAGACTAACCTCTTTAGAAGACGGTGGTTTTGATGAAAACGAAATCCCTACTCAAGAAGAAATATTAGCTCTTGACCCTCTCCTTGATAATGTTTATTATATTGAAGAAGAGATTGGGGTTTAATTTAAAAAATAATATAGAAAACAAACCCTACTGCGTACTATCGTGGTAGGGTTTTATGTTTAGCACTTATAGTTCCACTTTTAACATAAAAATGAATTTATGAAAATTCATTTATTTGGATCAAGAGGAATGTTAGGTAGTTATATATTTTTTTATTTAAAAAATAAAATTGAAATTAATTGCGTATCTAAATCGCATTTTAATATTGCGACTAACTCTCAAGAAAATCTTAATGAATTTTTGCATAAAATTGTTAAAGAAGGAGATATAATTATTAATGCAGCGGCAATAACTAAGCCAGAAAAATTCAAAAAAATAGAGTTATATAAAGTCAACGGTATATTCCCTAATTGGCTAGCCTCTTTCAAGAAAAATTTCGATTGTCAAATAATTAACATTAGTAGTGATGGAGTCTTCAAAGGAGATAAGGGGAGTTATTCTGAAAATGATCCTCCAGATTCTGAAAATGACTATGGAATAAGTAAATTCATTGGTGAAAATAATTTAAATACTAATATTCGTACATCAATTATTGGTGAGGAAATTTACAATAAAAAAAACTTTTTAGAGTGGTTGATACTTAATAAAAATAAAGAAGTTAACGGATACACAAACCATTTGTGGAATGGAGTAACTTGTCTTGAATTATGCAAATTAATTGAACATATCGTCATATATAATGAATTTTGGCTAGGAACTAAACACGTTTTTTCTCCACAAACACTTAATAAGCTTGAATTAATTAAATTAATCAATAGTATCTTTAAGTTAAATTTAACAGTAAATCCAAGTATAGATGAATTTGATTGCAATAGAGAACTTAAAACAAAATTCAAACCATTAATTACGACTTCAATCCGTAATCAAATAGAGGAAATTAAAGCGTTCAACATTAAACAATATGATTAACATAAAAAAATATAGATTACTAGTGGGACTATGTTCTTGGAACAATCCTAATCTTTTAAAGAAATGTATTTCTTCATTGATTTACTCAATGGATTTAAATAAAGACGGTATCGCTGTAGTTTTAAACGAATCTGATATTGAATCTATAAACTATTTACATAACTTAAAAATACCATTTGTCTCAGTTCCAGAAAATAGCGGCCCTCTTGGTATTGACTTTCTTTTGCCATTTGTTCAGCATTCTGAATTTTTCATGAACTCTAATGATGACATGTTGTTTCACCCTGGATTTGCTGATGATCTAATTTCTATCATTCAAAAATCTTATCCATGTACGGCCTCATGCAGATTAATTGAAAATTTCAATAGTAACAATGCAGTTGTAACTGTAGATGCAAGCTTGCCAAATATTGATGACGATTTTGTATATGATAAATTTATCATGAATTATAATTGCGGAAAATATAAGCATGATTACTATACAATTGGATGGATGCATCCTATATGTATCTTATCTAAAGATTTTTTAGAAATTGGTGGCTACTCTGGCAATTGGGACTTAGACTTTTTATCAGGTTATGGCAGGGATGATATGTTTCCGTTTCTATTGAAAAAATTCAAAAATTATAATTTCATTTGCTCAAAGAATTCATTTGTTTATCACGGCTCTAGCGCAAGCATGAAGAGGCTTCCAGACAGTATAAGACAGCAGCATAATATTGACAAATTTCATCAAAAAGCTGGAATATCACTAATGGAATTTAGACATTTGATGGAACTAAACAAACAAATTCGTGAATTATGATTAAGAATAAAAAAATTTTTATCACTGGAGGTGCAGGTTATTTAGGCTCCAATATCGTTAAGAAGTTGTATGACAATAATCAAATTACGATTTTTAGCAGAGATGAATCAAAGCACTATTTTTTAAAGAAAAAATTTCCGAATTTAAATTGTGTTATTGGAGATATTAGAAATTTACCATTATTAGATAAAGCTTCTAAAAATCATGACATAGGTATATTTGCAGCTAGCCTTAAACAAATTGAAGCTGTTGATCAAAATGTTGAAGAAGCTAATGAAATTATCATTAGAGGAGGAATCAATAGTAGAAAAGTAGCTGAAAATAATTTAGAATCTGCTTGTTTCATTTCTAGTGATAAGTCTAGATCTTCAACAACGCTATATGGGGCTATGAAATTTGTTGCTGGTGAATCTTTTATAGTTAATGCGGAGCAAAGTAAATGCAAATTATCATCAGCTATTTATGGTAATGTTGTCAACTCTACTGGAAGTATTATCCCGTTAATATGGAATGCTATCAATAATAATTATGCATTAACACTCTATTCAGATAAGATGACAAGATTCATGATCACAATTGATGAGGCAATTGATATTATCGAAAACGCTTTAAATTATAGTGGATACAATGTCATACCAAAAGCTAAAAGCTTTTTGATTAGAGATTTATTTGAAATTTACAGTGAAAAATTTGGCCTTAGATATACAACAAGTGTTCCTAGGATTTCTGAAAAAATACATGAAATAATGATCTCTTCTGAAGAGCTTCCTAGAGTTAAGGAGGAAGGAGATTATTTTCTCATGCACTATAAAAATATTTATAATAATGTTACATTTAATCAAAACGAATTCTCTAGTCGAGATTGTTTAACTTCAAAATGTCAGCTTAATTCTTTTTTAGAAAAAAATAATTACTATAAACCCCAGAATTAAAATGAAAGAATATTTAGATTTCAAAAATTCAAGAATATCTGAAAAAATATCTAAGCCGTTTTTACGAGCAGATTTACCTCTTGCTGGTCAGTTTTTGAAAGAAGAAGAAATCGGTACGGATTTTAGCTTTCCATTAACATTGTCTTTTTGCGAAGAATCTACATCTATACAAGTTAATGAATCAATTGATCCTAATATTTTATTTAAAAAATATTTATACAAAACTGGAACAATAAATACATTAGTGAATCATTTCTCTGATTGTGCAGAAATGATTATCGACAAACTTAAACATGAATCAATTTTAGATTTAGGCTGTAATGACTTTACATTCTTAAAGAATTTTTTAGGTAAATCAAAAACAATTTTAGGAATAGATCCAAGTGATATATCTAAAAACAATCAAGTAGATGGTATTTCTTTGGAAAATGATTTTTTTAACCACAGTTTATCGGAAGATTTAAAAAATAAATATGGACAATTTGATGTGATTTTTAGTAGCAATAATTTTGCTCATATTGAAAACATAAAAGACTATACCGCTGGAATTTCAAACTTAATTAAAGATGGCGGAACATTTGTTTGCGAAGTACATTGGGCAGGAACATTAATTAAAAATGTTCAATTTCCATTTATTTATCATGAGCATCTATATTATCACACTCTAAAAGCTTTAAGTTATCTTTTAAATCAATACGGTTTATTTATTTATAGAGTTCAAGATATTAACATACATGGAGGTTCAATAAGAATTTTCGCATCTAAAACTTTAAATAAGCAAGATGAGTCTGTTGAATCTTTCTATAGTAAAGAAGACTCACTTGGTTTGTATAAGTTTCAAACATATTCAGAATTCTCAGATAAAATACTTCAATTAAAAAAGAGCAGTAAAGAAATCTTAAATAAACTTAAAGATAAAAATAAAAAAATCTATGGTTATGGAGCTTCTGGGCAAGCTAATACTTTGATGAGTTTTTTCGATATTACTAAAGATGACTTATCTTTCATCATAGATGATTCTCCAGTAAAGCATAATTTGTATACGCCAAAAAATCACATACAAATTAAAAATAAAGAATTTTTGAATCAGCATCCAGCAAGCGATATTTATATCCTCGCTTACACATTTGAAAAAGAAATTAGAGAAAAAAATAAAGACTTACTAGTTGATTGGCACTTTCCATTTTAATAAAATATGATAACATTTTTAATCACCGCTTGTAATGAAAAAACAGAATTGAAAGAAAATTTAAAATTCGTCAACGCCTTTAAACAAAAAGGAGATGAAGTTTTAATTCTTTTAGATGAGGAAAAATTAGATGATGAAATTTTTCAAATAGCAAAATCTAATTCTGATAGAGTTATTTCAAAAATGCTCAATAAAGACTTTTCAGCATTTAAGAACTTTGGCTTAAATAATGCAAAAAACAATTATGTTTTACATTTAGATGCGGATGAAATAATCAACGCTTTAATTATACAAGTCATTAGAAATACAATTGCCAACAATAAGGGTATATCTGGAATTCATATTCCTCGCATCAATATTGTAAACAATTCTTCAAGCGATGACTTAGCTAAATTTAATTTCAAAATCAATGAAAATGGCTGGATTAATTGGCCAGACTATCAACCAAGATTTATTAATAAATCAAGTGGAATTCATTTTGTCAATAAAGTTCATGAGACATTTAACGATCATTCTAAAACCGTATTCTTAGAATCGTCCGCACATTTTGCACTTTTACATATTAAAGATATCAATAAACAAAAACAGCAAAATCAATTTTATGACACTATCTAAGGATATTATTAACAATAGTTTTTTAAATTTAATTGATTCTAATTTAAATTTTGACGTTGAAAAAAATTTAGACACTGAAGAGCTTTTACCACAAGAACTGCATTTAAAGGTTTCTAATAAAAGTATAGAAATTAAAAGGGCGCACAATTTTCAAGACAATTTAAGAATAAAGTCTTTTTTTAATTTTTTAACCGAAGCTATTAAATTAATTAGCTCAGATTTAAATTTTGAAATAATTGTTAATTTATCAGAAGGTATTGAGCAAGAGTTAAATGTCAAAAGATTTTGCTATTCTCAAAAAAAAGGTTTCAAGAACATTATGATACCAGATGCTCATAATTTCCTTACATACGAAAAGGTAATCTCACTTAACTCTATTGACATTCCATTTGCAAAAAAGACAAAGAAAGCTGTTTTTGCAGGTTCAGATACTGGAAGGATTATTAATGGATTTAGTCAGAGATCTTTGTTTTGCGAAAGATTTGCGAATGATGAAGAGGTATTTGCTAAACTAATTGGAACTATTAGAGATGAGGTTAAAAGTTCAATCACTAACTTTGATAAAGTATTTACATCGAATTATATTTCAATACAAGAGCAATTAAAAAGTCAGGTCATTGTTAATATAGATGGAAACAGTACATCTTGGGAAAGACCTTTATGGGCAATGGCTTCTAATTCTATATGCATCTACCTTGAGCCAATGCATGAACATGAATTTGAGTCTTGGTACTATCCCTTAATGCAGTTTTTATGTGTTACTCCAAAAGTATCTATTGATAATTTTAAAATTTTTATTAATAATAATTTTGAAGATTCTTATTGGCAACTATTGAACTATAATCAAAAAATATTCTCCTTTACAGTTACCGACTTAAAAAATCAGTATTTATATATGGCTTACTTAATTTCCCATTACAATAAAAAATATAATGAATAAAATTCTCACAATACTATTATTGAGGCCAAATTCTCCCGAATGCTGGATTGAGAATGCTAATAAAATTAAAAATACGTTAACGCATCCTCAAAATGATATTCAATTCTTTTCTGAAGCAGCGTCTTCTTTAGGTGGGAAATACGCAAAAGAAGCTAATGCAAGAAATCAAGCTATAGATAAACTCTTAAAGCCTGAGCATACTCATGTTTTTTGGATTGATACTGATGTTGTAGAATATCCACCAGACATTATAGAAAAATTATTATCACTAGATTCTGAAAACTGTATTTCTCCATATGTCTTTATTGAAGACAATAATTGGTGGGATTTTAAAAGATTTTATGATATTGATTCTTTTTTTGATTTGAATAATAAAAATTTTAATTATTCACCACCATATACCGATAATGATTCATTAGAATTAAAAGAGGTAAAATCAATTGGAACTTGTATGCTAATTAATGCAGAGGTTTACAGATCTGGATGCATGTATGATTGCTTTGATCCTCGCGTCGAACACGTTTCATTTTTTGAACAAGCGAAATCAAAAGGTTATAAAGTATATGCTTGTCCAAAAATTGAAGTCAGGCACGCATTTTTACCTAAATATGGAATTCAATTTAGGTAAAATATTAAAATTTTTAAATAAATGAAAACAATTATCATCACAGGAGTAACAGGTCAAGATGGTTCGCTGATGGCAGACTATCTATTAAAAAACACAGATTTTTTTGTGTATGGAGCGCATAGACGTTTAAGTGTTCCTAATCATGGCAACATCGAGCATCTTAAAAATAATTCAAGATTTTCTACAATTGACTTGGATATTACTGACCCCGAAAATATTAATCAGGTAATTCGCGAAATTAAACCTGATTACTTTATTAATTTTGCCGCTAATTCTTTTGTTGGCAATAGTTGGAAAATGCCAGTAAATCACATGCAAACAAATTGTATGGGAGTTCTTTTTTGTTTAGAGGCTATCCGTAACTACTCACCAGAAACTAGATTTTATAATGCTGGAAGTAGCGAACAATTTGGAGACGTAGTTTATTCTCCACAAGATATTAATCATCCGTTTCGTCCAAGATCACCTTACGGAGCCGCCAAATGCGCTGCGCATCACCTTGTAAAAGTCTATCGCGACTCTTACAATCTTTACGCTGTTCAAGGCATCTTGTTTAATCATGAGGGTGTTCGTCGCGGGGAAGAGTTTGTAACGCGCAAAATCACAAAGAACGTGGCAAGAATCTATAACGCTAAAGAGAACAACGAGTCATTTCTGCCCATGCAGCTTGGAAATGTAGATGCAAAACGCGATTGGAGCGATGCTCAAGATTTTGTACACGGTGTATGGCTCATGTTAAATCAAAACTCCCCTAAAGACTATGTTTTATCCGCCAATGAAACTCATTCAGTCCGAGAGTTTGTGGAGCTAGCTTTTCAAGAAGCTTTTATTGATGGAGAATGGTCTGGGAATGGAGTTGACGAATTCTTTTTTGACAAAAAAACAAAACAAAAACTTGTAGTTATTAATTCAGAATTCTATCGTCCAGCCGAAGTCGATTTGCTCTGGGGAGATTCAAATCCAGCAAGACAAGATCTTGGCTGGGTTCCAAAAACGTCTTTTTCAAAACTAGTTCAAAAAATGGTTGCATCAGACCTTGATTGGCCTTATAATGATTAGTGGCTAAATCGAAAGAACCAAACAAGAAACTAATAGTTTCAAAATTTGTTGAAGTTCCCCTTAAATCAAGAAGGGAATTTTGGCAACGTGAATATGTATTGCTCAATCGTTTGATTGAGAGATATAGTATTGAATTTTTAAGAGACACTTCCTTTTCTTTAAAGGGAGACTCTTTAGCTATTCTGTTTGCAGATAAAATTCTCAAAGACTTGGACAATAGATTCAAGATTTACAACTCAGATGTGAAATTAAACGTCGATGAGATCGTACTTAAAGATGACCCCACTGTAGAAAAAAGAGAAGTGGCGAGAAAGATCAAAAACATTAAAGATTTTTTATATGAGAAAAACCAAAGAAACTAAAGAGCCAGAAGAGAACAAGAATACCTCAAGCGATGTATTGCAGAGCTTTCTAAAGCAAAATTCAGAAGATCATTATAATTTTGAAGAGACAATTGACTATAAGGTTTCTAGCGGATCTCTTCAATTAGATACTCAGCTTGGTGGAGGATTTGGCCCAGGACTCCACAGATTCGTCGGAATGAATGAAGGCGGAAAAACTTCTGAAGCATTGGAAGTTATGAAGAATTTTTTACTAGAGGTTGAAGATTCAAAAGGTTTTTACATTAAAGCAGAGGGGCGTTTGTCTCCAGAAATGCAAAAACGTTCTGGTGTTAAATTTGTATTCACTCCTGAAGAATGGGTTGCTGGAACATGTTTTGTATTTGAAAGCAATATCTATGAAACAGTAGTGGATGCGATGAGGAAACTCGTTACAAATAATACAGAGAAGATTAAATTTTGTTTTCTTCTTGATGCTGTTGATGGTCTGATCGCTAAAAACGATATGGACAAAACATTTGAAGAGAGCGCTAAAGTTGCTGGCGGAGCAGTAATCGCCGCTACATTTATGAAGAAACTCTCCATTGCTTTAACCAAGAGAGGGCACATGGCTATTTTCATCTCTCAGGTTAGAGCAGATATTAAGCTCGACCCATATTCAAAAGCTCCTATTCGTCAAACATCTGCGACTGGAGGTAATGCTTTACTGCACTTCGCTAACTGGATTTTAGAATTTGAGCCTCGCTACAAGGGGGACATTATCCTTCAAAATCCTAACGATAAATCTATTGATCTTCAAAAGAATCCTCCTGTTGGACATTGGGCTAAAGTCACTGTTAAGAAATCTCCAAACGAGAAAACTAATTTAACTATTCCATATCCTATTCGTTATGGAAGGAGTGGAGGAAAGTCTATTTGGATTGAAAAAGAAATTGTTGATCTTCTTCTAGCTTGGGAATTAGTGGTTAAGGGTGGAGCTTGGTATACTCCAAGTGAAGAGTTCTTATCCTTGCTTTCTGAAGCTGGTCTTCCTCCTCTTGAAAAAGTCCAAGGAGAAAATAATTTATTTAAAATCATCGAAGAAGACGAAAAACTTCTGAAATTCCTTGTATCGTATTTCAAGAAGCTCGTTCAAAATGAAATTTAAAAACCTATACGGTAAAGAAAAAAACTTAAAAAACGCTAAAGATTACCTCATTAATTGGAACACTAAAACCCGTAGTAAGTTCCAAGATGAGGTAAAGCGCTTTTTAAAAACCTATTGGTCCGAAGATTTTGTATTTGAAGAGTTCCGTATTGTGGATACTCGCATGACTTTTGACTTTTTTAATGCAAACAAAAAAATAGCTATAGAAGTTCAGGGAAGGCAGCATACAAAATTTGTTCCATTCTTTCATAGTAGCAGGGCAAAATTTTTACAACAATTAAAAAGAGACACTAAAAAATTTGATTTCTGTGAAATAAATAATATCAAATTGATTGAAATTTATGATGTGAAAGAATTAAATAAAGAATTTTTTGAATCTCAAGGAGTATACCTGTAATATAAAGTATGGCCATTAATGATCTGACTAAGCTCCCCAAATTTCACATGCCAGCAAATTTAATTGACCAACTCTATGAGTTGAGTGGCAGTGCTGACAAATACAAAGGCGTTATCCTCGCTTATATTTCTGAAGACGGAAATCCGTTGGTATATGCTAAATATGATTCTCAAATTGTAGAGTTTGGAATGAGAAAAGTTTTAGAAAAATATTTAAACAATAGTGACGAGGAAGAGTTCATCACAAATAATGATGATATGGGTGAAGAAGGACTTGACGAAGAAGATGATTGAGAGTAGCGTATCATAAGCATGATATACTCTTACGAACTGGAAAAACAACTACTGGCGGGTTTAATCAAGAACCCGCAAAACTATTTTGAAATCTCTGCGTTTATTAACGAGAAGGATTTCTATAGTGAAGACAACAGTATCAATAAAACCATTTTTACTATCGTAAGGCAAGCTTTAGAGGCTCATGAAGATATTGATGATGTTATTATTGCTCAACGAGTTCAGTCTCTTGGGCTTTCATTTGATGATATTCTAAATGTAGGAGAATATGTCAAGTCTCTTGGCATGAGAAAAGTAGCGGAAGGCGGCATTATCAAGACCGCTAAAGAATTGAAAAAATATACAATTCGACGCGAAATTTACGAGTCGTCACAAACTATCGCTCGTAAAATGAAAAACATGGCTCCAGAGAGCAGCTATGGAGAAATCATATCTGTCGCTGATAAAGAGTATAACAGTCGCATTAATCAATATGAGGTTGGCAATGATACTCCAGAAAATATTTATGACGATATGGAAGCTATCATCGAAGATCGCGGTAATAATCCCGTGACTGAATTCGGCATGATGGGACCACATCCGAAAATCAATGACATGTATGGTTCGCTGCTCCGCCCAGGAAATATCACTGTTATCGTAGCTCGTTCTGGTGTCGGTAAGACTCAGTTCTGTATGGACTACAGCACCAAAGTAAGTTTAAAATATAATGTTCCAGTTCTTCATTTCGATAATGGAGAAATGAGCAAAGAAGAACTCATAGCTCGCCAATGCTCCGCTCTTAGCGGCGTTCCAATGCATTTGATTGAAAGCGGACAGTGGCTACGAGCAGGTAAGGAAACAGTCGATAAGGTAAGGTCTGTATGGACTAAAGTTAAGAACCTTCAGTTTTACTATTACAATGTTGGCGGTTTAGATGTTGACTCTATGATCAATACTCTAAAGAGATTCTATTACTCTAAAGTTGGAAGAGGCAACAAGATGATTTTTAGCTTTGACTATATCAAAACTACATCAGATATGGGAGCCAATAAAACAGAATGGCAGACTGTTGGTGAGATGGTTGATAAGTTTAAACGCTGTTTACAAAAAGATATTCTTTATGAAGGTGTTCCAATTATCCCAATGATTACTTCAGTGCAATCCAATCGCTCTGGTATCACTAATAATCGCAACTCTCAAAATGTTATTGATGATGAGAGTATCGTTTCTCTTTCTGACCGAATCACTCAATTCTGTTCTCATATGTTTATTCTTAGAAATAAGACGACAGATGAAATTTTAAATGAAGGCGTAAGATTTGGAACTCATAAAATCATTAACGTTAAAGCCAGACATTTAGGAAAAGATGTCGCAGGAGCAGTTGAGGCAGTGCGAGTAGGAGATGTATTGAGAAAGAATTTCTGTAATTTGGAATTCAAGAATTTCTGCATCACCGAAAAAGGTGACTTGAGAGACATTGTAGAATTTAACGATATTGGAGAGGATACAGAACATAATGGGCGCAACACAGCACCAGACTTTGATGAACTCTGAAGATATAAAATCCGCTCTTGAGCAGATTGGTTATCGGTTAAAAGATTTCGGTAATCATTGGAGAACAGCAGCAATTTACCGTGGAGGAGATAACCAAACCTCTTTAAAAGTGTATAAGAATACAGGTGTATGGCAAGACTATGTATCTGGTTCAGATTCGATGCCGTTTCAAAAGTTAATTGAATTAACTTTAAAAACCAAAGATCCTAAAATAATCAAACAATATATTCGCGACTCAAGTGAGCCAACCGAATACGTTAAGAAAGAAACATTAGAAATGGAAAAAGTTTACCCAGAAGAATGTCTGCAAAGACTCTTCCCCAATTATTCTCTTTATCTCAAAAGGAATATTTCAGAAGAAACATTGAAAAAATATAAATGCGGATTAGCTAGCAATGGCCAAATGTATCAACGCATGGTTTTTCCAATCTTTAATTCTGATGGTCAGATCATTGGATTTAGCGGTAGAAAGATTAATGAGAACAATGATTTCGCAAAATGGAAACACATAGGAGTCAAGAGTCAATGGGTATACCCAGCATTCGTTCCTCAAGAAATGACTGTCGATCAGTCTATTGAAGAGAAGAAGGAAGTTATTCTAGTTGAGAGTATTGGCGATAGCCTCGCTCTAACTGAAGAGGGATACTCTAACAACCTTGTTACTTTTGGACTAGACTGCTCTCCAGCACTTATAAATTATCTGTGCTCTAAAGACCTGAGCAAAATCATCATCGCCACAAATAATGACAATGATAAACAAAAGAATCATGGTAAAATTGCCGCCATGAAAAACTACATGAAACTATCTCAGTTTTTTGACTTTGATCAGTTATTTATTCAGTTGCCTTGGGCTAATGATTTTGGAGATATGAGGCAAAAAGAAATGTCGTTTAAAGACTGGTATCAAGCTCCTGCTACTAGTCAGGAAGCAAAATTAAATGTTTACAAAGAATTCTGTCTAGAGAACCGTACTGCTTTTAACGATAAAAGACTGCAAAAATTTTTAAAGAAAATAGATAACTTTGGAATCTAAGAACAAAACAACCCTCTCTGCCAGTCGTATCAAAACAGCACAGTCGTGTAGCTGGTTATACTGGTGCAAATACCATCTGAAGCTCCCAGACAAGAGTAATGATGGCGCTCGCAGAGGAAGCATTTGCCATTTAGTTTTTGAATGTCTTGGAGAGGATCGACACAAAAAGCATTTTAGTCTTGTCATTAAAAAGAGAGACATTTTTGCTAGCAAATCTATAGAAAGACTTGTTAGGAAACATGCAAAGAAAGAAGGTATCGGTGACGAAGCAAATATAAAAATGATTTGCGAAATGACTCTTGCTGGATTGCAGCATGATTTTTACGGACTAGATCGCGGCAAGCCTACTGAAGCATTGAGCGAGCAAGACTTCGACATGAATATTGAAGAAGGAAATGTTAGCTATAAAATCAAAGGCTTTATTGATAAACTCTTCTTATATAAGAAGAAAGGTTTGGCTATCATTCGCGATTTTAAAAGTAGTAAAGAAGTTTTTAAAGGCAAAGAGTTAGAAAACAATTTGCAAGACTTAATGTACGCTTTGGCAGTCAAGAAAAAATATCCAGAATACGCCCAAACTCAATCTGAGTTTTTGTTTCTGAAGTTTCTGCCAGAAGAGAAAGGTGTTATCAGGATGCCTATCTTGACTGATGAAGAGTTATATGGATTTGAATTAGAGTTGACCGAAATTCAAAAATACCTAGATAACTTTGATTTAAAAACAGCCATGTCTAATTTTGCAGCTAGACAAGATTACCCGAAAGACAATTCTTTCGGCGGACCTTTGCAATGTGGAAGAGCAACATCTAAAGGTCAATTAAAAAAAGATGGCAGCATAATGTATCACTGCTCATATAAGTTTGAATTTTATTATTATAAAATCAACGACTTACAAGGTAATATGGTAACATCTTGTTTCCTTGAAGCTTATGATGAATTCGTGAAAAAATATCCAGAAGATAAATTCTTGTATGAAATGATTCATTACAAAGGTTGTCCTGCTTTCAACAAAAGAGCTTGACGCGACAAGCGTATCATGTTAGCATATAACATGATTCCCATCTTCAAATCAACATATAGTATCGGGAAGTCGATACTAACATTAGACGATCCTTCTAAAGTAAAAGAAGGAGGTTCTGATAGCATTCTCTCTATAGCCAAAGAAGAGAATTTAAACCAAATTGTTTTGGTAGAAGATTCTATGATCGGCTTCTTGAATGCACATACAAGATGCAAGGAAGCAGGGGTTCAATTAATTTTCGGTTTACGCATTGGATGCGTGAACCAGAGAACTCCAGAATTCTTAGAGTCAAACGATACACTGCACAAGATAGTTCTGATGGGAAAGAACGATGCTGGTATCAAAGCTCTAACTAAAATTTATTCTATCGCGAATAAGGAATCGAAAGGTTTAGTAGATTGTGATCTACTCAAACAATATTGGACAGATGATTTAAAACTCTGCATTCCATTTTACGATTCATTTATTTACATGAATAATTTTATCGGTAGAAAGTGTGTCCCTAATTTTGGATTCACAAAACCGACAATCTTTATCGAAGATAACGATCTCCCTTTCGATCAATTCATTCTTGAGAAAGCGTCTAAATACGCTCAGGAAAATGATCTACATATCGAAAAAGTAAAATCTATCTATTACAAAAATAAAGAAGATTTTTCAGCTTGGCAAACTTATAAATGCCTATGCAATCGTACCTTTGGTAAAGAACGCTCTTTGTCTAATCCAAACTTAGAGCATTGTGGAAGCGACTCGTTTTGCTGGGAATCTTATAAACAATATGAAGGATAATTTACTACGATTTAATTTCGGTCAAAAATACCTTGTCTTAGATACTGAGACAGAAGGTTTGAATCTTTGTCATACTCGACCTTGGCAAATTGCTTGGATCGAAGCTGTTGGCAAAAAGATCGTTAGCCGCCAAGAGAGATACATCTGGTGGGACGATTTAAAGGTAAGTGAGGAAGCTGCGCGAATCACTGGATTTAACTATGAGAAATATCGCTCTCTAGCAAAGAGTCCAAAAGAAATCTTGAAAGAGTTTTTGCCGCTTCTTAAAGACAAGAATACAAAAATCATTGGACAGAACATTCTTGGGTTTGATGTTTACATGATTAATTCATGGATGAAACATGCTGGTTTAGAAACAGACTATTCTTATGTAAAGAATATTCTCGACACAAAGGCTATCGCCATGTCTATCGCTAAGGGCGTTAAAACAGTAGACACAAACGATTTAATCTCTTGGCAGTATAGATGGTTAAATTATAGAGAGAAGGGAATCAAAACAAGCCAAGCTCACTTGCTTAAAACATACGATATTCCGCATGATCCATCAAAACTTCATGATGCTCTTTATGATATTGAAATGACCTTTCAAATTTTCCAGAAACAGATTTATGACATCGAAATTTAATATGTTAAACGAATTCCAAAAATACGAAAGCCCAACACTTCCTGGAGTTAAACTCCCACAAATCATTATTGAACAAAAATATTATGATACTTTAGGGATTCCGAATACCTCAAGCAATTACCAATTCTTGCGCAAGCTCTGTCATAAAGGAGTTCTTGATAAAGGTATCAATAAAAAAGAAAACGCTCAAATTTATTACGATAGAGTTAAAACTGAGCTAGAGCTTTTTGAAGAATTGGGGTTCATTGATTATGTTTTGCTTAACTGGGACATTTTAAATTTCTGTCATGAAAACAATATTCCAACAGGACCAGGGCGTGGAAGTGCTGCTGGTTCTCTTGTTCTTTATCTCATTCAAGTAACGAAGGTTGACCCAATCGAATACGATCTTTATTTTGAGCGTTTCGTTTCTAAGAGTCGAGCTAAAAAGATTGTTGTTGGAGATGAGGTTTATCTTGACGGCTCCCTATTAGCAGATGTGGATAACGATATTGCTTATGAACGCCGACACGAAGTATTGTCGTTCATTGAGAAGAAATATTCTGGCAAGACTTGTAAAATTTTAACATTAAATACTCTCAGCAGTAAACTCTGTATTAAAGAATGTGGTAAGCTGGTTGGCGAAATGCCAGAGTCTACCGTTAATGAAATTAGCGATTTGATTCCGAAGAAATTTGGGAAGGTTGCTTCTTTAAAACAAGCGGTAGAAGAGAGCGAAAAGTTTAAAGAGTTCGCTGTTCAAAATCAGAGAGTATTTAAGATCGCCCAGAAACTAGAAGGCTTAATCAAGAACACTGGTGTTCATCCTTCTGGCATTGCTATCAGCCACTACTCTCTAGAGGATATAATGCCCCTTCAGACGACTTCTGAAGGTGATCTAGTGTCGGGATATGATATGAACGATGTGGCGAGCTTATGCGTCAAATTCGATATTCTAGGACTCAGAACACTATCTGTAATTCAAGACGTTTGTTCGCAGATTGATTTGGATATTTTATCTGTTGATTTAAAGGGTAAAGATATTTACGACAACCTTCAACACATCATTACTCCTCAAGGTCTTTTCCAGATTGAAGCTGATACTAACTTCCATGTTTGCCAAAAGGTTAAACCTAAAAATTTAGAACAGCTTTCCGCTGTGGTTGCTATCGCAAGACCTGGAGCTTTAGATTTCCTTAGTCGTTATACCAGATATGTAGAGACGGGAGAGTTTCAAAGCGTTCATCCATTGTTTGACGAGATTCTTCAATACACTGGAGGCATTCCACTCTATCAAGAACAGCTTATGAAGATGGCTGTAAAGGTTGGATTCACTCTTGATGAGTCAGAACAGCTTCGTCGTATCGTTGGCAAAAAGAAAGTTGACCAAATGGGAGCTTGGCAGCAGAAGATTAAAGACAAGATCGAAGAAAACGAACTTGATCCTATTGTGGGAGATGTGCTTTGGAAAGTAGCCGAAGACTCTGCGAACTATTCCTTTAACAAATCACATTCGATCTCTTACGCTATTCTCGCTGCTTGGACTGTTTATCTTAAATTCAAATATCCTCAGAATTTCTTTTTGAGCCTTTTGAAGATGACTCAGTTTGAGCCAGACTCTTATGAAGAAATTAATAAAATCAGTCAAGAGTTGGCTCTTTTCAATATCAAACTTCTTCCGCCAGATCTGATCAAATCAAAAATCGACTTTTCTATTGAAGGAAAAAATATCAGATTCGGATTAAACAGTATCAAGGGTATTTCAGACAATACCATGAAAGGCTTAATGGAATTTAGCAAAACAGAGTTGTCCAATAAATACGATGTATTCCAAGTCGCGAAACAAGTAGGGTTAAACATTGGCAATCTCTCCGCTTTGATTCAAGCTGGAGTATTGAATAGCTTTTCAGAAGATAGATGCAGATTGGTTCTTGAAGCTCAAACTTTCAACATCCTCACCGACAGAGAAAAAAGACTATTCGCTTCTCTTGGAGAGAAGTATAAATACGATATTCTGAATACTATTCATGATTCGGTAAAACAAAAATCAATTGGTGACGATTCAAAAGCCATCATGAGTGAAAAACGCTTCTCCACTTTTAAAGAGAAGTATGCGGGATACAGAGAAATCTACGATAAAAATATCAAGCATCCGAAATTCGCCAATTGGTTTTTTGAAACTAAATTACTTGGTTACTCTTATTCTCAGAATATCAGAGATATTTTTAAAGAAGACAGTGCCTCCAGATATGTTGACTGCTTAACGTTCAACGCTCTTGACATTAACGAGAACGTGCGTATGGTAGGAGTAGTGAAAGATTGCTACAGAAAGAAGAGTCAAAATGGAAACAAATACGCGAGAATTGAACTATCTGATGAAAGCGGAAAGATCAAAGCTATGCTACTTGATTCCAACAACAAAATGCGCCTAACTGAGTATCTTGAAAACGGTAATAAACTTCCCAAAGAAGAAAGTATCGTAATCATCACTGGCAAAAAAGGAGATGGAGTTCTTTTCATTGATAAAATGTCTATTTTAGATGAAAAGATTTATATGAAACTATCAGAAATTAAATAAGAGTGTAAAAAGATGAGGATGAAAAATTTCAACTTGACTCCACGGGTCAAAAAAGTTTTAGAAAACGCACAACTAGACGCTGAACAAGCGAAGCATGAGCGTGTAAACTGCGCCCACTTATTCAAAGCTTTATTTAAAATTAATTATCCCTTATTTGATTCTATTTTTAAACCATATAAAATAGACTACATTAATCTTTCTCAAAACATTATTCCTTTTGTGGAGGAGAATCATCCAGAATTCTTTAAGAAAAAGAATAGAGAAAAGCTATGGCATAACGAAGTCCAAGAAATTGTGAAATTCGCCAATCAAATTAGCGAAGAACTAAATCAAGAGTATATTGGGATAGAGCATTTCTTATATGCTTTGTTAACAACATCTCCCACAATCAGAGGATATTTAGATTACAAAAAAGTACCCTATGAAAATATCGCAGAGAGTTTGATTTCTCACTTAAAGCCTCAACCCAAAGAAGATGTGGAAGTTGAAGAAAGAGAAATGTCTGAATCAATAGAAACAAAAGAAGAGAATAAAACTAGGTATATTGAAAAATATTGCACGAATTTAAACGCTCTTGCAATGACTGATCGCGTTAATAACGTCTTTGGTAGAGATAAAGAGATTGAAGCTCTTATAGAAACTGTCTTGAGAAAAACAAAAAATAATGTTATTCTTATAGGAGATCCTGGAGTTGGTAAAACGGCGATTGTAGAAGGCTTGGCATCAAAGATAGTCAATGAACAAGTAACTTATTTGCTTGGAGGCAGAATCGTCGTTTCGCTAAACGTAGCTTCAATGGTTGCAGGAACAAAATATCGTGGACAATTTGAACAACGATTCCAAGGATTATTAGACGAACTTAAAAAAGATAAGCGTTATATTTTATTCATTGATGAAATTCATACAGTGATTGGCGCTGGAAGCGGAGAGGGATCGTTAGACGTAGCCAACATGATCAAGCCGTCTTTAGCAAGAGGAGAAATCTGCTGTATTGGAGCGACAACTCATGCTGAGTATAAGAAATACTTTGAGAAAGATGGAGCACTAAAACGCCGCTTTGAAGCTATTAACATTGATGAGCCTACTAAAGAACAGACTAAACAAATCATGATGAGTTCTAAAAAGGGCTTCGAAGAGTTTCATGAAGTTTCTTTCTCAGAGGAAATGATTAATAATCTGATTTATCTCTGCGATAAATACATGCCTTACCGCAAATTTCCAGATAAAGCTTTTGATATTCTTGATACGATTAGTTCAAGAGTTAAAATCAAAAACTTTAAAATGCCGCAATCTTTAGTTTCTTTGGAGAAGAAGATCAAAAGAGATTTAGAAAAAATGGACAGCCAAGCTGTTCGTGATAGATGCGAAGATATGATTGCCTCATATAGCGAGAAGCTTTTTGAATGGTCTAAGAAAGAAAAGAAAGCTGTTGCTATAACACTAGACGATCTAATAACTGTCTTTGCGGATAAGTTAAAAATTAATAAGAATAAAATAGTAATCGCGCAAAACTCTGAAGATGAAGAGATTTCTAAAGTCATGAAAGAAAATGTCTTTGGCCAAGATGAGGCTATGGAAAAACTTTCAGATATTTTAATCTGTGCAAGGGCTGGTCTTAAAGATAAGAAAAAGCCATTAGCTAAATTTTTGTTTATCGGACCAACTGGAGTTGGCAAAACTTGGACCGCCAAGTTACTTGCTGAAAAGTTCTTTGGTAATGAAAAGCTACTGCTTAAACTTGATATGAGCGAATATCAAGAAGCTAGCTCTATTAATAAACTGATTGGCTCCGCTATTGGATACATTGGATGTGAAGAAGGAGGCGTATTAACTGAGTTCGTTCGCAACCACCCAAACTGTGTTGTTTTATTCGATGAAATCGAAAAAGCCAATAGAGAAATAAATAGCATTCTTTTACAGATCATGGATGACGGTTACGTTACCGATAGTCTTGGTCGCCGCATTGATTTCACTAATACGATTATTATTCTCACTGGTAATATTGGACAAGAGGAATCGGCAATGAAACCTTCTATGGGATTCAATTCTGTGGTCGAAAAACAAGAAGATGTTTATAAAAAAGCAGTGGAGAAATTCTTTAAACCAGAATTCTTAGGCAGACTTGACGAAGTTATTCCTTTTAAGAAAATTTCTAACAAAGAGTTTCATAAAATCTTGGAAACAATGATCGGTAAAACAAAAGCCCTACTTTTAGAGCAAGGGCGCACGATTGAAATTGAAGAAGGTATCTTTGACCTATTGCTTAAAATCATTGAGAAAGAAGGAAGTAACGCTAGAGCGATTCAAAAAATCTATCGCAAAAATTTTGAAATCAATTTAGCCAAATTCCTTTGTCAAGATAAGTCTCCGATTATTTCTGCAAAAATAAATCAAAGCGAAGTAATTTTTCAAGCAGCTTAACGTACTATTCAAGTAATGAATACTTCTAATAATACCCGTCAAAATCAGATTGTTAATGCTATGCGCTCCAGCCGTGGACGTTTCTTTGGCTTGACTACCACACAAGGCGCATCTGTTAATGGTCGCTTTGTGAGCGAAAGTGCAAAATATATTAATGTTTATGACCGTCATAACAACGAGCATCGCAAGATTGCTAAGTCTAGTTTGGCGAGTCTGCGTCTTGGATCTACAGTGATCTAGTAGTTAAAAAACAGTCTCAGCTAATCAATAAACCCGTCGAATTAGACGGGTTTATTTTTATTATATGTATGGCAAGAATCACAAACCTTTTTAGAGATAGGCTATATGTATTTAGCTCTGCTCCAGAAATTTATGAAAATGAACAAATAATTATTTCTAACATCTTCGAAAAAGAAGGTTTAGAAAAGCCTAACGCATTGAGATTTTTAAACGCTAATGTTAATAATGATTTGTTTTTAATTACCAATAGTGATGGACAATTTTGCGTAAAGCTGTCTCTAGACAAGAACAACTCTAAACTAAAAAAAGAGTTTGACATCTTGAAAAACAATATTAATAGAAAAATAACTTCGTTCCCAGTAGCATATGGAGTCTTGGAAAATATGGACTGTATTGAATACAGTATTGTGGGATATTTGCCGATGCCTAATTTATATGATTTTGGACTTTCTCCAATTTTAGAATCCGAAAACTCTATTCCTTATTTTATTGAAAACTTAGCGCGTTTTGATAAGGCTAATGTTAAAGAAACAATCAATGATCACTTCGATAAATATTTAAATTTTGATATTTTAAAAATTCCAGAAGTAGATGTAAAATGGATTGAGAATCACGCTCAAATCAGAGACATTGTTAAAGATCAAATCTTATATTTGCAAAAGATTATTAAAGAAAAATTATTAATTGCCGATCTTTTTGCTGATGATTTTTGCCATGGAGAGTTGAACTACTCAACTATTTTACCCCTTGGAGAACAATTGCACGCTATTAATTTTGAGAATTCATATCGTGGAGATAAACTATTTGAACTATACTGTTTGAGATACGAGCTTTTCTATACAGAAAAAGTAGAGCAAGAATTCATTAATAAAATTTCAGAAATTAATGGAGAGCCTTATTCTTTCGAAAAAATGAAAAAGACTAAAGAGCTTGCTTCTTATTTTAGTCTATTAAAAATCATGGTAGATTACTTAACTGAAGTATATATTCTTAAAGGCTCCCGTGAAAATAAAATCATTCATTGCGCTTTTAAACTTAGTAAAAATTACGATTCCTTTTATCAGCTTCCTGATTTCGATAAAAAACTCAAACCCTTAGCTGAATTTTTTGTAGAAAGTGTAATTTAATTGTGTATGTCATCAATTTTTGTTTTAGATCAAACAGCAAACGTAATCGACCAAACTATCAACACTGCTTATAGTGGTTTAGTGTTAGCTGGGACAGGATTAGTTCGAACTAGTGGGGATCAGAATATTTCTGGCAAAAAGACGTTCCATGGAGCAGTGGATTTTACTGGTTCTCCAATTAATTTAACTGGTGTATCTAGTTTTATTCCTTTTTCTAACTTATCTACAGACATTGGATCAGCGAGTAAAATATTTAAAGCAGGTTTCTTTTCTGGGCTTACTGGTTTCACTGGTTATTTTCAAAATTTAACAGTAGAAAATTTAACCACATCATTACCTGTATCACTAATTGGAGTGACGGGAAGCAATATGACATTAAATGGAACTACTAATATTGCCACAGGTAACGTGTCAGGAAATTTAGGAGTCACTGGGAACTTATTGGTCAGAGGATCAACTATATTATCTGGCGATGTCTCGTTTTTAGGGGCGCTATTAGCAACTGGTAATAAGACATTTTCTGGAATTTTAAATCAATCAGGAGATATTAGCGTATATGGAAAAAATTTCATATCTGGAGATTCTAGCCTCACTGGTAATGTCAACATTACAGGAAATTTATTTCTTCAAGGCAATCAAAATATTACTGGAAACTTAACTCATACTGGTAGACATTTCGTTAACTCTAATAATAATGAAATCACTTTTACTGGCAGCGGACCAAATCACGCATTAAGAATATCTGCACCTACATATTTAACTGGGGCAATGTATCATGCTGGGGGAGATTTATTTAGAAATGGAAATAGTAACTCTACTGGAGACATCTCAAATAAAGGAAATATCTCAAATACAGGTAATATTTCAAATGTAGGTGATTTTTCAAACATTGGAAACTTTAATCTTTGGGGTAATGCAATCATCAATACTGGGAGTTCAGTTATTTTTAATGCTCATCCTAGATTTAATTCTGGAATTTCTTGTAGCGGAAATTTAATTACTCCAAGTATTAGAATTAACCCTAATTTAGTTTCCACACCTAGTGGTGGAGCAATTGAATATAGTAGGGGTCAGTTTTTTGCAACAAATGAGTTAACTGGAAATCCAACTAGAGCTTTAATTAATCAAACTTATTCTTATATTGCTCCAGATAATTTTGTG